GGTCAGCCGACCAGCAATGGCTGAACGCGACAGAGTTGGTCGCCAGGCAGCGACAGTTTTATTTGGTGCAAGCGTACTGTCGTCAGAGCAGTATGGTTCTTACAATCGGATTTTAACCAACGAGCAATTGTGGCTCGTTTACCAAAGAGTTCCTGATGTTAGAGCTTGTGTTGATGCAATCTGCCGACGAGTGGCTACATGGAATTGGCTAATTGCTCCAACTTCATCGCCTGACAGTGAGGGGTATCAAGAGCTCTTAGAAGCAGCTGATAAGGCTGTTAGTTTTTTAAAGACTCCGAACACCGATGGGGAAACGTGGCAAGAATTGTGGACCAAGGTAATCACTGACCTTCTCGTGTTTGATGCTGGTGTGATTGAGAACGTCTACGGAGGGAAATGGACTGACAAAGGCCTATTTGATGCTGACGGTGACCTTGAAGAACTTGTAGGTCTAAGGGGCAGCACAATCTATCCGATCGTTGACCAGTTTGGACATGTTGAGGGGTATAAGCAGAGTTATACTGGAATTGATGTCGCAAATTTATCTTACCAGCAAGAAACGACTGATGAAGGCTTGTCGAAGCAGGCTTTATTTACACCCGAACAAATTGTATACATGCGAGTCTTCGCGAATACACAATCTCCTCTTGGAAGCCCGGTTATCGAAAGCATTGTAAATGAAGTGATTACAATGCTCAGAAGCAGCGAACACACCATGTTGGCTATGGATGCAGACGAGATACCTCCTGGGATACTTGTGTTGACAGGAATTGCTGGCCAAGCGGCAAGTGCAGCAATGGCTGATTTGCAGAACATGCGAGGCAAGGACCACAAGGTTCGCGTCATTACTACACCTGACCCGAAAGGAACTGGTGCAAGCTGGGTGGAGTTACGCCATAAGGCAAAAGACGTAGACTTTGTCAATGTTATAAATGAAGTGAAAAGAACGATCTGGCGAGTGTTTGGCGTGCTGCCTATTGAGATGGGGGCAACTGAAGACATCCCTCGGTCAGTTGGACAAGTTCAGCTTGATGTGAGCACAAGCCACTTGATTAATCCCATTCTTGAGTTGATTGAGGCAAAAGTAAACGCTCGGATTCTGCCGCTACTAGTAAAAGACAAGTCGCAATTAGAAAATATCGCTTTCACTTTCGACAGAGAGTCAAAACTTAGCACCCTAGAACAGAAAGAAAAGTCTGCCGCTCTAAATACCTTTGTCATGCAGGGCTTAATGACTAGAAATGAAGCTCGACAAGACCTCGGCCTTGCACCAGTAGTGAATGGTGACGTAATGACGATCACTACCGGGCAAGGCACTTTTACTCTGGAGCAGATTGTAGGCGGGACAGTAGAGGGGATTGTGGAGCCGACAGAAGACCAGGGCGGGCCGGGCACTGCTAGCCCGCCACCTGATGATACGCCTGATCTACAAGAATTAGAAAACGAAAGTGAAGAGGTTTTAGAGTCTAAATATATCTGCATCGAGTGTGAGCACGAGCAGGTTAGAGGAATGGGAAGCGAGACTCTTTGCGAGAAATGCGGCCACTTGTCAGTGCTCAAGCATATTCACGACAAAGATTGCGAGGTATGTACTCGGGATATTCTAGGTAATGAAGACCTGCCTAGCGATTGGCAACCTCTTGGAAAGTTTGCTGACGTTAGAACTGTCGATCTTGTTGAGCTTCACAACGCTGTCGTCGGGTATCAGCGAGCCGTTCTGCCGTTGTACGATAAAATGAAAGACAATGTTGTGGCAGAGTTTGCTGCTAATTACCGCCCGAACAGCTTGAATGATGCAGATGCTGTCTTGTTGATTAGCAAGGTAAACAGACACATTGATAGACTGAGCAACGAATGGGGCATGGTTTCGGAGCAGTTCTATGAAAAAGCTGGAGACATAGGAGTTAAGGCAGCACGAAACTTCACTGGCCAACAAGTTTTGTCTAATATACTGGAAAGGTCGCTAAGTTATGGCGATAGCGCAATGGTTTATCTGTCGAACAACGGCGGTCTTCTTAATGACTTAAAAGTCGAAATGACTATGCTTATTTCTGCAATGAGTATTGAAAGCAATTCTGCTCCAGAATCGAGAGCAATTTATGATGTCCCAGACGAAGTAAACCAAGCGATGGATGTTGCTGCGGCTTCGAGAGTTGCCGGCGAGATGGTAGAAGCGCAGAAGTTTAGAACATCAAACTGGACTGGGAAGCTTGTTAACTTGTGTACTCTTGCAATGATTGATGGGCTAGTTGAAGGAAATTCTGCTGTTGAAAGCAGAGCTAACAGTCCAGCAATAGTTCCGACTGAATGGTATGCAGAGTGGGTTAGCGTGGGCGATAATAAGATGTGCCCAACTTGCACCGCTGAGGGAGAGAAGGGGTATAGACCCGCTCAAGAGTTCGCACTACTGCCAGGCGGGGCCACTGAATGCGGGGCCAAGTGCCGATGCGTCGTGGTTGTCTGGACTAAAAAAGAAATTCTTAATGGAACTGCAATATCTTTTTCTAATACAATTGGTTGATTTGTTTGACTAAGTACCCCGTGAAGCGATAACCTTCAACCGACGCCCATGAGGTGCTTTGATATGAACAGGAGATTTCATGAGCGTTATTGATACAACTTTGATCCCAGGCATAAATTGGGAAGAACCCCACAAAGTAACCGACGAAGGGAAGAGGATCTACTCGATTAGATGCCGGGTTCCGTTCAGCGGTTTTGCTCCAGAGTCTGCAACTAAGGCGGATGAGATTTCTCGTAGCGAGCACGCTCTAGACTTGTCGGACCTTGCAGAAGAAATGGGAATTCAAGAGCGAGTTATTATTGACGACGGTGATGGAGTTACTCTTGATCCTGAATCAACGGGCGACCTGGGCGATGACGACGAAGTAAACTGGGGCGACCTGCCTCTTCTTAGCGGTATCGCGAGTTCGACAAGCGTAGACTTCTACGGAACTGAAATGTCGATGCGAGCTCTAAAGCAAATGGCTATCCAAATGATGGCGGCAGACGGCATCCCGTATCTGCCTAAGCACAACAATGGCTCGCTTGGTGCAATTGAGTGGGACCAGGTTATCGGCCGAACTGTTCATGCTGAGGTTGTACCGGCAGAGGAAGTAAAGAAATCCTATAACGCATCAGAAACTCAATTTATTCTCCGAGTGACCACGAGGTTGTATGACGATGAAGAGTTGTCTCAATCGTTGCTTCGCCGCATTCGAAGGGGGGAGCCAATTGGTCAATCTATTGGCGGATGGTTCACTCACTTGCAAGTTGTTCAAAACGACGACGGTGATGTAGAGCGAGTTATCGTTCAGGGCGTTGAGCTAGACCATTTAGCAGTTACTCGAGCTCCAGCAAACCCTGACAGCGTTGGGCTTGTTTCTCTTCGAAGCAAGTTTCAAGACCAGGCAGACCGCGCTAAGGTCAAAGAATTAGTGACTGATTCTGAGAATCAAGTTGTTCTTAGCAAGGCTTCAGCAAAGTTGATCCGCGAAAGTGTAGAAGAGCGCCATATTGTTGGGTGGGAAGAAGGTGACGACGACACAGTGAAGATCACTTTCGCTATTCATCATGACGATGATGAAGAAGACATGGAAGAGTACAAGAAAAAGAAAGAAAAGTACGACAACAAAGCAAGCGATGACGACGAAGCACAACTGTCGGAAGACAGCACAACTGTCGAAGAATTAGATTTAAAAAATAATGATCGAGCAGTGACAACTTTTTCAGATCTCGCAATGGCGGATATTGAAACTGACTGGGACTGGTCTACTGAAGCTGCCAATGAAGTTCTGGGCGACCCTGCAAACTGGGATCGGTATAAGTCTGCTCATGTCTGGTATGATGCGGACAATTCGGAGTCAAAAGAAGGCTACAAGCTTCCTTTTGCCAAAATGGTCGACGGGGAGCTAAAGGCTGTATGGCGTGGAGTAGCGTCAGCGATGGGAGCAGTCAATGGAGCTCGTGGTGGAGTAAGCATCAGTGATGAAGAGCGGAAAACAGCATATAGTCACCTATCAAAATACTATGAGAAATTTGAAAAAGAGCCCCCAGAATTTCAGGCATCTGTTGATACATCTATTGACAATGCAAGCAAAACAAAGCACGATGAACCAGCTGACGCTGGAACAAGTGCTTCAACAATTGTCTATTCAACCCCCGCTGAATCAATCAGCGAAGCATCAGAGGAGCACGTTATGAACGAGCAACTTTTAGAGTCCCTCCGATCGCTCCTCAAGGACGAATTGCAGCCGCTCACCGAGCGAGTGCAAAGTCTAGAGACGCGAGACGAGCAACCAGAAACAGTTACGGAGGTCGTTCAGGAAACTGTTGATCCACGTATTGCAGACGCTGAGCGGACTGCAAATGAAGCAATGGCTCGCGCCGAAGCTGCCGAGAAAAAACTCGACCAGCTAGTGCGTACTCCAGTTCGTCATGGCCGAGCAACTACTCCGCGTATTGAGCCTGGT